AAGTCCAGTCATTAGAGTTCCTAAGGCAGCTTTAAAGAGCATATGGGACATGACCGCAGATATGGATCATGTTGATGCACTAGATAAGTTTGTTCAGGCTAGTTTGCAACTTGTAGAAGTAGCACCTGATAGAACATCTTCAGGCTCCGGTGCAGTATCCAATGATATGATATTGTCAGTTCAAAGTCTAGGTGCGATCACCGGACCATATGGTACTGCTGATAATACATATTCGACCGCTGATCAAAACCCTGAGCTACCAGGATTCACAGGTGACATTACACAGCAAATGGATTATCGTGCTGACTGTGATCCTAGATTTCAATATATTGCTAGGTCAAGTCCCAGAGATTTTGGATACAGTGCAGGCTACTTATCAGGTGATGGTCAAGCACCTAATGGATATCCAACTGGATCAGGTATATCGTTCCCGCAAAATCCTCAAGTCGGAGACTATTTCTTACGAATTGACTATTTACCTCAACTACTATTCCGTTGGGATGGTGTCATGTGGGTAAGAATCTCTGAGAATGTAAGAACGGATACAGGCTTCACTTACGATGATAAATCATTATTGTCAGGCTTTATTAATAACGATAACGAAATTTATCTACAACAAGAACAGAAATTTGTTCCACAAGCACAGGGCTTGTCAACAATTCTTAGATTGTCACCTGATCCACTACCACCGATAGAATAACAAATGGCACAATACTTTTACGATAATCAGATACGCAGATTCTTACTTCAATTTGCAAGAATATTCAGCGAATGGTATGTTACCAAAGGAAAAGATCCTGCAGGCAACGAAATCTTAGTTCGTGTACCTATCATGTACGGTGATAGTAGTCGTCAGGCTAGCACAATCATTGCAAAGAATAGTGCAAGTAACTTACCTAGCGCACCTTTGATATCTTACTATATCAGCGGGCTAGAATACGACCAGCGTAGAACTCAAGATCCAACCTTTGTTGAAAAGACACAAGTTCGCCAAAGAACATATAACTCTACAACACAGACTTACGAAACCACACAAGGTCAGGCATTTACTGTTGAACGATTGATGCCTGTGCCTTACACATTGCGTATTACAGTTGATTTTTGGACTACTAACTATAATCAAAAGTTAGAACTAATAGAACAGCTAGGTACACTATTCAATCCTTCATTAGAAATTCAAGCTACTGACAACTTCATAGATTGGACCTCACTGAGTGTGGTCTATCAAGATGGTTTAACATTCAGTAGTCGCAGCATACCGCAGGGCACAGGCAACCCCATTGATGTACTGACTTGGAAATTCTATATGCCAATATGGTTGAGCACTAGTGCTAAACTAAAGAAGATGGGTGTTATTCAAAAGATCATTGCAAGTATCTTCAAAGGAAATGCATTACAAGACACACAAAATGATGATTTGTTATTAGGAACTAGACAAAAGATTACACCGTATGGTTATAAAGTGTTATTACTTAACAATACACTTCAATTGTTACCGGCTAATCAGACATTTAATCCATCCAATGAAAACTTATCACTGCCGCCTGCTCCTGATACATCATTGTATTGGACATCATTATTAAACACTTACGGAGCATATCAACCAGGTATAAGTCAGATATGGTTACAGAATCCATTCATGGATACTGAAATTGTAGGTACAATTGTAGTTGATCCGTTAGACGATAGAATATTGATATATGACATTGATCCTGACACACTCCCTCAAAACACTCTAGATCCGGTTGACGCAGTTATAAATCCATTAACATCTGGTCCAGGTGCCGGACTACCTGCTCCTATCCCGGGTAGAAGATATCTTATTGTAGAGGCTATAGGTGGAACTGCGTCAACAGTTGCATGGGGTAGTTTAGTAGCAGAAGCTAACGACATCATAGAATACAACGGAACAATTTGGGAAGTTGCTTTCGCGGCAGCAGATGCTACTGAGGTTGAGTATGTTACTAACTTAACCACTAATGTACAGTATCGTTATGTGCCAGCAGAAGAAGCTTGGATGAAGTCGTTTGAAGGTTGGTACGATCAGGGAGATTATTCTATAGTGATTTAATTTAGATAAATCATTGTATGACTATTTCAGCCGGCATCTTCTTTTATTGCAAAAACACTTCTAGGTATCTTTATTTGTTGCGCACAGACAAGAATCCTAGTTGGAGTATGCCCGGCGGTAAGATAGAAAATGATGAAACATTGCTCGAAGGTCTTGAGCGTGAATGCACAGAAGAAATGCAGATTTGGAATAAAGATTGGAAACTTATTCCTATTCAAAAGTTTGTAAATGGAACATTTACTTACAATACATTTTTTTGTTCAGTAGATGAAGAATTCAAACCTGTCTTAAACGATGAGCACTGTGGATATGCTTGGGTAAGAGAAGATCATTATCCCAAACCATTACATCCTGGTTTGTTTAATACAGTTAATTTTGATGTAGTGCAGACAAAACTAGAGACACTAACAAAAAAGGGGCTATAAGCCCCTTTTTTATTTTAGTAAGTTTGATATCGTATCATAACCTAATGATCCGAGAACTATACCGGCTCCCATCATCATCCATCGCCATTTTTCTAAGGCTGATATTTTGTCAGACATAGACTTATGAGCATTTGAACTAGCATCTTTCATTTCTTTAAGAAATTGGTGAGTATCCTCATTATTCTTTGCAATGCTGGCAGTAACATCTTTGATATCAGTTTTTATTTCACTGATATCATTTTCGATGTTTTGAACTTGCACTTGAAGAACCGCTATTTCAGTTTCAGTCTTGGGCATTTTAATAGCTCTACCGGTTGTCATGATTATGCGCTAGCAATAGTTACGATTGGGTTAGGTTGTCCGCCGTATGTATTTGCTGCATACGCTGTATTGAATGTAGCAATAACATCAGGGTTAACAGTAGACACTACTGCCGTACCTGTACCTGTACCTGTACCTGTAGCAGTGAATGTAATACCGGTCATGCTAGCATATGCACCAACTGCTGTCCAATCAGTAGTACCTGCACTATAGATAGTGTATACTGTACCTGCTGATAGTGAATCTGCCGCAACAGTTGCTGGGAACCCTTCACTGTTGTAATCATTCAACGAACTAATAAAATTAGTTCCGGATGCAGCATTAGTTGACAAGATATTCATTGTGTTCGCTGTTAGTGCCGCATTGGCTGAATTAACAGTAAAGCATTGTGCAGTCAAACCAGTTGTACCACCTGTTACCAAATACTTTGTCTTGCCTTTTTGACGAACGATATAACCTGCTTCGTCATCAGCAAATATAAATGCAGCATTAGTTGCATTCACTGCGGCATTTGCAGTTAGTTCAACTACATCTTGTTGTGCATCCGGTGTACCTGTAGCATTTGACAAATCAACTTCAGCTCCACCTGGCAATAATGACACTGTAAATGCGTCTGAGTTTGCAACAGCTTTAACAAAGTAAACTTGACCAGATACTAAACCACCTAAGTTAGCAGTAAATCTTACTGTACCATTAGCAATCAATGTCTCAGCATTACCTGAAGTACCAATGATATTACCTGTATTTTGTGTGTTAGCAACAGCAACAGTTGTTAAGCCGGGTACTGTATTTGCAAAACCTAAATCAACGTAGTTTGTGCTACCGTTAATGTTTGCTACTGCAACTTGAATTCCTGAACCAACGCTCAAAGTGTTTGCTAAATCTGTACCTATACCAGTTACGAATTCAGTAGTGTCAGTTGCATACAATGTACCTGTACCGTTTTGACCAATAGCAACTCGTGCTAGAGTTTGCTTGCCATACAATGCTGTATTTCCGCCAACAACACCGTATGTGTTAGCTGATCCAATTGGATTGTTGAAGCCTGTGCCAATCAATCCAACTGTCAACTGTGATGCAGTTGTACCAGTAGTTAATGTAACTGGTGTATATGTTGGGTTAGCGTTTAGAGGTGTTGCAGAAACAGTGAATGTGCTTGCACCTGTTATTTGCAAGATGAAATATGTTGTGCCTGCAACTAAGTTTGTACCTGTAGTTGTTGCTGGTACAAAAGGCATACCTGCAATAACACCTACGGTAGCTAGTGTTTGTGACACTGTAACGATGTTGGTTGTTGCTGTTGTGTTTGTTACTGAT